CTATGATATATAGAATCACGGCTTCTTTTTGCGCCTCCTTTTGGGTTTGGGTTTTATATCTTCAATCTTAGAATCTTCCAGTCTTTCAATCTTTGAATCCACTATCGGCTTGCCCATTTGACGCATGGCTATCTGGATACCGATCTCAATCTCTGGATGAAATCTCTTAAAAGCCTCAAATTGTTCCACCGCTTCATCAACAGTAGTGTTTGCAGGGTTATCAGCCGACTGCATTAGCTTACGCCAATACCATGACCGACCATGTATATATGCGAAATGTACCCTAACATCCCGACCATCCAGATTGACAAACGTTTCTTTCCATCGGACCACCTCATCATCACTAACCTTGCCCGGTTGATTGCTTGTGTTATATCGTGTCAATTCCTGCTTTATCAATTCATCTGAGTACTGCATTTATCCAAGCCTCCTTAAATCTCTATCGGTATTAAATAGCATGTATATCTAGGGATGCACCTGTCGAATAAATACCTAAGTTCCATCTTCCTTTTCTGCAACTGCCTTACCGTCCTTTACCCCTTTTGGCAACTTGCCATTGAAATCATAAAATTGATGGCATGAATAACATAGCGCCATATAATTCGTTCGTTTGAAATCATGTTTCTTGCCTTTTTTCAATGCCCATTGATATTTTTTTGAAATGCCCGGACAGTCTGGGTTCTCGCATTTATCAGCATTGCCATACTCGGCAACAAGCCAGTTATGGATTGTTGAATATCCATATCCCTTTTTAGCTTCTAATAAATCCCCATTAGGTCCCATTTCATATTCCGCCAATTCCCTGAGCTTTTTAATATCGCTGGCAAGGCTTTCTTGCTTCCCCTGTGTTTTTGCTATTCCTGATAAAAATGCTATTAAATTGGGATCAAGCCTAGTATTCAACCCAAGAGGGAATATGCCTTCCGCTACCTGTCTCTTGGCAGCGTCAACAATGATCTCGTAATCCATGCCATCAAGATCAATCACCATGATTATAATTTCTATTGGGATACCAAGCTCTTGTAACTTTAAGCCTCTGGCAATTTTAATATCGATGTCGTCTCTATCCTTAGCACCCCAGTTGAATGTATATTGCAGGCTTTCAGGAATAATACCTTTGAGCAATAATGCTATATCAAAAGCTTCTCTTAACCACTCTTCTATATGTTCATCTATCTTTTGTATGGTTGTATAGAATTTCTTTAGCTGATCCTCGAACACATCCCTATTGATGTCTTTCTCATGTCCCGGCAACAAACCCATCGGGATTCCCGATGCCATCACGACTTTATCTTCAAGATATTCTAAATCGTTTAATTCACCAAGATTGCGACTGCCTTGCAACTTATTCATCACAACATTACCACTTGTATAATAATAATTGACCGGTTTCATTGGGTTTTCTAAAGAATCTTTGTTTTTCTCTTGAAACTCTATCATTTCTTTTTCATTGTTGAACCCACTCCAATGAACAGTATCACCTGCGTCAAGTCGCCTCATCCCGACAACGGCTATCTCAGCCTGATCCAAACGCCTCCATGCCTTCCTTGCTGTGGCAAATAACGGTGTCCCATAGATACGACCATCACGCTTTTTCCAGCCAGTATGACCTATCTGATATTCCCAAAACTCAGCTATTATCTTCTCGTAAATATATGGATCAGTCTGTCTATATGCCGGTTTGCCATCCTCAAGCTTGCCATATTGGTCTATGTTGCTATACGTTATCAAAGGTTCAAGTTTCTTGATTCGATTGATTTCTTTGGCATTTTCATCAATGTCAAACTCAGCCATCAAGTCGCCATCCATGATCATGTCATATATCCAACCCCAGAGATTGCCCTGAACCCGGCATGTATCTTGTATGGCATCAAGAAACTTTATCGAATCGTCTTGTATTCGTGTGTTTAATGCTGATGCTACGTTGACATTAAACCCATTTACACTCGCCTCATCTGCGATTAACCGGTGGCAAAACTCAATGAGCGGCTCGGTTGCGTCCATCTCACGACAGTCTTTAATCTTGCTTTGCCTATCATTCTTAACCGAGATGTCATCATAAGATTTCATCTCGTCAGTAACAGGTCTCTGCAAACCGACAGTGGTATCAGCTAGTTTTGCCTTGCCCATCAATACCGATATAGCGTCTTTTATCTGTGTCCCTATTGGCATTTTATTCTATCCCTAAATCGTCATACGACATGCTTTGCGAGGTTGAGAGAACTGGAACATATTTGCTCAAATGCTCAACTATCGCATATCTCATAGCGTCCATAAGGTGATCGTTGAACTTTGCAGGTTCATCTATGACCCGCCCTTGTATCTCTCGTCTCTTGTATGATCGTATTTCCCTAAGTAAATTATAGCTTGTCTCTAATATATGAAGCTTATACTTCTTGACAACATCAATCCCATTGAGAACCGAACCCGGTCCCTTTTCAGCCCCGACAATATTCGGAAACCAAGACTTCATCATCTTGATTAGTTCAGGTCGGCTGCTATCCGCATAAATTACCCCATTTTTATTCGGGATAACCCGCTTGGCTTCCTCAAGCATCTGTTCGGGTGTTAGCTCTTTCTCGTATAAAAGCTCTCTAAGCCATACCTCATTATCCTTTGCGCTACATTCTAGGATGCCCATCGGTTCGGCATAATTGAAATCCATACCATAAAACACATTGTCAAGTATCGGGAACTCACTAACCGTGTCCCAATTAGAATAAATGATGTTTTGTAATACTGCCCATTTACCCCATCGGTATATGTCATATAGCTGGTCATCTATGCCCTTGAGGTTCTCAAGCGTCTTAATGTCCTGTTTTGACGCATGTATATTATCGTCAATCGTTGTCTCTATCGGATTAGCTTGCCTACGATACTCATTATCATCATTAAAAAAAAGCTCTCTAAGCCAATGATAGGGATCAGTCGGGTTAAAGGTAAATATGTGCTGAAAATAACAGCCAAGATTGCCACGCATAATAGGGTCAAGCTCTGTGAAGTCCTTGAACTCAAACTCCATTCCTTCTTCCCACCAAATGCCGGTGCAACCCTCAAATGACTTTATCTTTCCCGGATCGTCTAACCCTGAACAGTATATCTGCGCTCCATTTCTATACTCAAACATCAAGTCTGTCTTGTTTTTCTCAACCGATACACCGAATTTTCGGTTATAATCGTCAATGAGTTGAAAGACAGAACGCTTGGCTGACTTATTCGTTTTTCTAAGAGCTAAAAAGCGATGAGGAAACCTACTACATCGCCTTATTAATTTCTGTGCTACAAAATGGCTTTTACCCGAACCACGCCCACCAAGTATGGGCAAATATCTATGTTTATCAAAAAATAGCGATTCATATTTAGGGCTTGTTGTTATCCTCATTTTCCTCTAAAGGGCTTTCGTCATCTTGTGATATTTTTCCAGAGGCATCTATTAGCATTATCTCCCCTGATTGTTTAATATTTGCGTCTAGTTTATCCGTAACTTTCAAGCCTGCTCTATCCAATACATCTTGAGATGCCCGAAGCCTTACCATCTCGCTTTCAGCAGTAGTCATAAGATGGATTTCATTATTAAAAGCATCTTCTGCCGATTGCTTTATCATATCGTCCACATTCTTAACAAAAGCATTTAATTTTTCGTCTATTGCTTCTTGAACGCCTTGATTTGCTTTGATTTGCCATGCCTGTTTATGAGGATCGCCAGTATATCCCGCAAGCCGATAAGCTTCCATAGCTGACTTGCCTCGACAATAAAACTCCACAAATCGCACTTGCTGTGCTGTTAATTTTTTCTCTGCCATTATCTATCATCTCGCTATATGCTACCCTTTGCCATAATCAACTTGCTTCAACCTCGATAACTCTTATCGCCAATCTATCTCTTGCGTAATCTTGTGGCAATAAAAACCCTTTTGATGTGTGCCTTTTTATTTCAATTTCAGGATATTTATTACCCTCAAATATCATTTGTAAGTGTTTTTTAGCAAATAAAAATATTAATTTATAATTACCTATGACATAAAGCCATGAATTATCATTCCTATATATACCCGATGGAACATAAGGCTTGTTTTGATGACTCCGTTCCTGTGTCTCAATATATAATCGCCCTGATTCCATCCCATCATCAAATTTGACTTCAATTCCGTTCCTACTCTCACCTTTGTGGATTTGATATTCTCTTGATGTATAGGTAACAACAACAATGCCAATTTGATATAATTGATCAATAACAAAATCTTGATAGGCTAGTCCTTTATCAAGCATATTTTTATAATAATCCGACTTCATTACCCCAATTAGCCCACCCGTCCTTTTTTGTTCTAGCGAAAAGCTCTATTTTATTCCCGTGAGTATATAAATCATCAATAATTGCTCTAAATTGCTCTGGTTTTTCTGAGTGCGTATCGCTTCTTTCAATTTCTTGAACGCTGTCATAAAGCTTTTTATTATCTGGAAGGCAACTACCCTTTGTTGCTATTAATAAAAGTTCATGCCTAACGCTATTATAATGCCCCATATTATGCTTGACTTTATCCCAAATAAAACTCGTTTTATATTGGAAACCCCAAGCCCTTATTATTTCAAAACACTTCTCTAATAAGGGGCTTGTAACCCATAGAAAAAGCACCGCATTGTCATCAGCTATGTCTTTTATCGGAAGATTGCATAATTCCTCAATGCTCATAGTTTTGTAATGATCTTCCGCCCCTGTGGTATTCCCATCACGCTTATCTGAATATTGCCAAGCAGGATCGGCATATATAACACGATATTTGCCTTGTGGAGGCTCAATATCTTTCGCCTTTTCTTTTATTTCTTGACGTTTAATATAGTTATATGCCTTATTAATCGTCAATTCCCCATCCTGTATCTTTTGCTTAACTTCCTCTGGGGCTTTCGCAATTACTTTCTTGACTTTCGCCACTGTATCATGTGATACGCCCGCTATTTTGGCTACTTCCTTTTTTGTGTCTATCGGAAAAGGACATTTGTCAGATTTCTGACAAATGTCTGTTCTCGTTCCCTGATTCTCTTTCGCTTTCGCCTTAAATATATCCTCAAGCTCAAGAGCTAACTCGCATCGCTGAAATGCTGACAAATTGCGTCTTGCGAATTGGTTTGTTATTATCCATATCTTTGCATCCACCCTAGAGTTAAATTCTATCTGTTTAATATCAAAAGTAATATTACGTCTTTGGCATATCTCAAAGCGATTATGCCCATCAACAATAATATCGCCCCAAATATCCAATGGGACACGACAACCTCTTTGAATAATATCTTGTTCAAGCCCGCTATATTCATCTGGTGATAATGGCGGGATCAACGACTTAAACTCGCTATCAATTTTCAAAGAACACATTTATTCTCTCCTTGCTTAGTAGGAAGCACGTCTGATCTAAGCAACAGTGGGGAGCTACCCCACCATCAGACGTGCAAGCATAAACGTTATAAACGCTGTAAACTGCATAAACAAAAAAGCCCGCAAGCGATACCTATTGCGTATCACCTACGGACTTTATTTTGGGTTTTGGGGTTGTGTGATGGTTGCATTGGTCACCTTATTACAGGGTATTTAAGACAATGCTAGGATCATTGCTAATAGAAGGCATGCCATTATCGGCACGGCATAAATAATATTGGTTGAAACCTCGATGCCAAAACATCCACCTCCGAATAATCGGATTAATTATACTGTATCACAAAACTGTTAGTATGTCAAGAGGAAAATCAACTAACAGGTTGGGCAACTTCTGGGACTATCGCCTTGATCCATTTGCCTTTATGTTTTGTTCCTTCTGGAAACATAATCTTTCCATAGACATCCTGATATAGTTTATATATCTGCAATTCGCCATCATGCTTATGCCACCACCATTCACCATTTGATTCTAGATCAGGCTTATCTTTCTCCTCAAAGTATGGATTGAGCTTCTCCAGCACGTCATCTATGGCTTGGTTATTTGCAACTCTTCCTATTTCTGAAAAGTTATTCACTGTAACTG